CGTTAACACTCTTGTTAGGGAAGTTGGTTGACTCGAAGAACTTAACGCCTTCAAACTGAACGCCAGTAGGCATGACGGGCTCACCAGCAAGGAAGTAACCTTGTCCAGCTTGTGGTCCCATGTAGAAGCTAGTGTTATTAGGCATCATGGGGTTGGACATATACATGCCCTGACCAGGATTACCGGCATAACGTGCGATCTCACGGAAGTCATCGTCACGACGCAAGTGCATCATGAACACGGGATCACAAATACAACGATACAGACCATCAGCGAAGGTAGGTACGTTGCGCTTACGAAGATCTTTTACGACTTCGAGAAGGTCGGTACGAACAGAGAACTGTTGTACTTGTGCAGTGTATTCTGCAGCTGTGTAAGAAACACGGCCTTGTGAATCTTTGGCCTTATCACCAGCAAAGTAATAACCACCTTGCGTAGAACTAGACTGGCCTTGTGCTTCTGCTTTGGCAAGTTCGTCAATGAAGACGCGGTCACGCCAACGACGGTAGTCATCAAGCAGCGTCAAGCTACCGATGGACTGGTGGAACATGTTCAGGTTGCCGGTATCAAGCAGCAAACGCTGAGCAGTAATCAGAGTCTCGCGAGCAATCTTAAAGGTAGAAGGCTGTGTAGGATCACTTGGATCCGCAGGGCCAGTGTACTCTTTAAGCACAACAAGCACTTTCTCTTTAGTGATGTTGCGGCTATTAGCAGTACCAATAGTCTGATCTGAGATACGCTCACGGCTATCTTTGGTGCCGGGCGTTCCCCAGAACTTGTAGCGATCCAACTGTACAGTTTGGCCAGGCTGTGAGGTGAAGTCGTGTACGACCACAGGCTCAACGGCCATTTCGCAAATGTACGCGGGATGGGGGCGGTATAGTTCCGCACCTAAAATCTTAGGAAAATCGTTGTCTAAGAACACAGTCTTTTATCCTCCAGTTCGCAGGAATAGTTTTGTCGGATGAAAGATCGGACAAAAAGTCCTATCTACATTAAATTTTAGCAGTCTGTAATACATGCACTAATTAATACATGGGTAACTGCTGGGTTTGCATACTCATACGCGAACCCTGTGTGTTGCTTGAGCCAGGTGATTCAGGGTCAATAGCGAGACCAGCCATGTTTCCAAGGTTGGCAACACCGCCGCCAATCTGTCCTCCTAAGCCACCGGCTGCTAATAAACCAAGTCCAGAAACAGGAGCAGCAAGATAAGGATCTACTTTGTTGATCCCTCTTTTTAGTCTCTCAAAGTCTTTTGCTTCTTGAGCGCTAAGCCGCTGGGAAGGAATATTAGCTATGTTTTTTCGTTTATCCGCTGGCAACATGTTTTTCATGCTCTTAACCACGCCAGGGCCTGTTAAGAGTTCAGGGATTTGTGAGCCAACACCAGCTCCTAAAGCACCAGCACCTAATGCTTCTAAAGCAATACGGGCAGCACCTTTGTCTCGTCCTTCTTCAGAAACGAGGTTTCCTCCAGCAGATAAACCGGCGGAAGCAAGACCACCGGCAACTGCTGATTGAAGAGGACTACTTGAAACGGCATTAAGATAACGCCCTGCAAGATGTCTCATCTAATCACTCCATAACGAAGAGCTTATTTGCAATCGCTTGAGGAGAGGCTTGGTTGATGACACGCCAGGCTTGGCTAGGATCTTGATCCATCTGTTGCTTGAAAGAACCCCAGAAATCCTGAGGAGCTTGTGGTGCAACTGCTTGTGGGGGAGCAGGTAGACCAGCAACATTATTTTGCTGCATAGGAACAGCAGCAGTTGGATAACCAGGAGTAGCTAATTCAGCTTCAGATTCATACACAGGGTATGGACCTTCAGGGCCAAAGAACTTAAGCGTATAGTCACTTAAGATATCGGGATTAGTAAGCATCTCGTTATAAGCGAGATTCTCTTGGTGCTCATTAACCATGAACTCGGCTGAACGTGCCATAGCATGTTGAGCTTGATTGCCCCACGCAAGTGCGCCGTCAACGACGTTTTCGAGATTTAGAGCGTACTGGTTTAGAATCGCTGGTGCTTCGGTCCCGTAGTTCTCCACCACCATCCGACTCTCTGGACTCCAGTCCAGGACTTCCGCCACGTCCGCTAAGGAGCTGACTGAGTAAGTTGGGGAAGAGTTGTTGTATGAGGTCTGGCTTGTTTGCGAGGTCTGCGGAGCCGATTGTCCCCAAGTTGGAGCCTGGGCTGGAGCTGCCTGAGTACCCCAGTTTGCCTGGGTATACTGAATCGGAGCCTGATCCTGGACCTGTGATGGTACTCCCTGGAACGGGGATTGCGCCGGACTGCCCAACAGGTTCACCACCTTGTTGAACGCCGATTCCCATGGATTCCCCTGGGGTGCCGTCGAGCCCTGGGATTGGGGGACGGATACTGACGGGTTTGATTGGTAACTGGTAGTTCCCTGTGGTGCCGCCTGGGGCACCGCCTGGGGGAAGTACGTCCCCACCGGAGCTTGGGCCACTGGTGCCACCGGAGCTTGCGGGGCTGCCGCCACGTAATTGCTTGGTGCCACTGACTGGGGGCTCGTCTGTGGGATCGATTGGACGGTAGCGTCCTGCATAACTCATCTCCTTTTGTAATGCTTCTAGTGTTCGATACAGATAAGGTGTTAGGTCTAACCTTGGGTCTGCCGCCATGGGCAGATCTGGGGCCTGAGGGTGAGGGGTCTGCATCATGCCCCCTACCAAACGAGAAAATTGAGAATACGCTCCCTGTAATTCGTTTACCATCCTGAACGGGAAGCCCGAAAGCATCTCCGCTCTTTCCTCATCTGTTTTTGATGGGAAAAGATATTTCAGTGCTTCAATGCTATCAACACCTAACTCTTGTAGGTTACGTACAACAATTGAATTGTTCAAAATATCTTGCGTTGATTCTTCATAAACAGGTCCGAGCCAACGCCATTGCATGGTGATGTCGCCGTCTGGGATTAAACCTTTAACACCAGGAGGAATCATCTTTGCTTCCACGCAAGCCATTAAAAGCTTTTTAAGCATGGCCTCATATTGAACCATTGCTTGGTCATAAGCTTGCTGTTCTTCTGGCCCAGCGTTTTCCGATGGTGCTACAGGCTTTTCAAACTTTGCAGCTGCAGCCAAGGTGTCTTTAAATAGCTGTTCTTCTTGATAAAGAATTAGTTCTAAACAACGACAGATACCATGCGTGTAAATAGAATTAGCTTTTTTCTTGCTTGTTGCAGCAACACGTCCGAATAGTGATTTATACTCAGTTGCAGTCACGCCAGCAGAAATTGATAGCTCATCAACACCACCTAAAGAAGTTAGAATCTCTTCTCTAAACTGACGTACAAAAGCATTCTGGTCACCAGAGATTGCATCAGGAACAATGTAACCAACTCGATCATTAGGCTCAAGATTTGCAATGACCCGTGGTACACGCATCTGACCATCAAGTCCCCGTGTGATTGGATCTTGTTTAAAAGTGGACCGTGATAACGGTGCCATACTGGTAAAACCAGAGTTCGCTGCAATAGAAGGACGTTGTGGACCAGAGTCTGAATTACCTGGCTCCATTAAATCTGTCTTAGGTCTAGACGACAGCAACGTAGGATTACCAAAGAACTGTAAGTTCTTTTTCATGTTGCGTACAAGATCATCATGAGCAACAATATGATTTGCCATCTGATCAAATTCACCACTGCCATCCATGGTGAAACCCTTAGGGTTATTAAAGATCTCTACACAAGGAATAAAGCGTAATTGATTAGGAAACTTCTTTGTCTTTCCTGGTAATACTGCATTGACATTATCAAAAGACATCTCGCCTTCTGAATGAGTCTCTTCAATTGTATTAGCTTTAATAGATAAACGGATATAACGTTTCTGTCCAGGGGTATCTCCAGGGGTAGCACCCTGTAAAGAATCCATACCACCAATACCTATATCCTGGTACATGTTGCCCTTACCAGTCTTAACCTTATAGCTATAGATGATTACGACTTCTTCTAGCTCACCGTCTACATTGTAATAAGAACGATACTCATGACTACGGAAATAATAGAGACGATAATTATTTTGAGTAGGTCTAATGTAGAAAATCCCTTTTCCATCACAGAGAAAATAATCCCAGATCGAGTCAAGTCTTGTATCTAATTTATTGTATTTAACTACTTTGCTAATAAAGTCCTTTCGTTGATTACCGAAGTTGTCTTGCGCTGGAAAAAACTCAACACCTTGGCGAATACCAAAGAGTTTCATCTGTGCAATATGACTGGCAACAATACCCGTATCTACATACTGTCCACCATCCCGCTCGATGTAGGAATCAATAATCTCTTTAATACGACCAGTTACTTCAGACATTATTTCCCAGATTTTGATTTATACATTCTAGCAGCTTTACCAGCCTTTTTTGCTTTCTCAGTATTCTTGACAAATTGTTTGCCTTTACGAGATCCCTCTCGTTT